CAAGTCGCAGTTCGACGGTATACTGAGTAGTGAGAAACTGTACGTCATCGACGGTGTTGTTGATGTAGGTAACATCTCTATCGTTGTGCCTGAAGGTGGTTTGAACCTAGCTGGCCTAGGCTTCGGTATTTCAAAGCTTCTCAGCACAGAGAATAACTTCACACTGTTTGTTGATGATGGGGTAACCTACTCAGGTGATCTATTCCTAACTGACATAGATATAACAACCTCAGGTACAGGTTCTAAAGTATTTGAGCTAGATAACAACGAGAACTTCAACGCTGTTGAGTGGAACACAGTTAACTTTATTAACTGCACGTCACTAGGCTCCCTTACAGGCTACCGTCAAGGTCTGAGCCGGAACGTAGCTTGGATTAACTGCTTAGACGGACTCACAATGGCAGGTAACTGGTCCGGTGGTTGGGCGGCGATTGACAGCATTCTTCTCGGAGCACCTATGACCACAGGGGTTCTGTTTAAGGCTGGCGCTGGTCTGGTCATCGGTGGCTCGTTTAGGTCTAATGTGAACATACTAAACCTAGGAACCAGTGGCGGTATCTTCTGTGACTTCGCACCTAGTAACATTACGCTAGACACAGGGTTTGCCTTAGACAGTGTGCGTGCTAACCCTGCCGCTAACAACCTACCTAACATGCCCTCAACATCAGTGAAGGCTCTTATTACAAACAGCCCAGGTTTGGGTAACACATACCCAGGGGCTACCGCAACGCCTGGAGCAGACTCAGAGGTAGTTGTTACAGTAGTAGACACTCTCTACCAGTTGACAGGGTCTATGACTCTTGCCGACTCGTACTGGTTCAGCTTAGCAAATACAAACGGAATTAAACTTGACAGCACGAACGAGTTAGAAGTTGAAGTTATAGGAACCCTCTCCTTCTCAGGTAGCAACAACAACGAGATGGTTGTTCAACTTAGACAGTATGACTCTAGTGCGGCTACCTACGTTAACATAGGGCCTGAGTACAGAACAACACTTAACGGTGGTCCTGCTGGTGGTCGAGCAGAGAACGTAACCTTCCATGCTTTAGCTTTACTGGCGCAAGATGACCGAGTAGAAGTCTGGGTAAAGAACATAACTGGAACAGGGAATATCACCCTTGTAGCTGGTGGTCAATTCAAAGTCCTAGCACGATAAACCTAAGGAATACAAATGGCATACGATTATCTTGGACTAGTGAACGATGTGTGTGGTCGAGTCAATGAGACTCCCCTCACGTCTGCTAACTTCAACAACGCTGTAGGGTTCTACTCCACAGCCAAAGAAGCTGTGAACTCTGCTATTCGGGACATGAACCAACAGGCATTCCAGTGGCCCTTTAACCACACAGACTATGACGAGACACTGGTAGCTGGTCAATCACGCTATGCTTACCAAGCAGACACCAAGGCTGTTGACTTCGATACATTCCGTATCCGTAGGAGCGACACCTTTAACAATAGTACTACTCACCTTAAGTTTATGGACTACGACGAGTACGTTGAACGGTTCATTGATGCTGAGTATGACTCAACTAACGAGAGTATCAGAGAGGTACCCAAGTATGTATTCCGAGCACCAAACCAAGAGTACGGCGTCTACCCTGTCCCTAAAGAAGCCTACACACTTAGCTATGAGTATTACGCTCTTCCTACTGACCTGTCAGCTAATACTGATGTCCCCTCTGCCCCGGTAGCTTTTCGACATGTGGTTGTCGATGGAGCGATGTACTATGTCTATCACTTCCGTGGAGACACAGAGACTGCTGACCGTCTACAAGCTAAGTTCATCAACGGTATCGAGCGGATGAGAACTATCTACATCAACAACAACTACGACTATGTCCGTGATACACGGGTAGGTCAACGTAGTCCCTACGGTTCTAATACACTGAGGCTAACCTAATGCCTACACGCTGGGAAACATTCCCTATTGAACTCTCTGGTGGTCTTGTCTCTAACCTGTCTCGATTGCAGCAGGGACTAAAGCAACCTGGGTCTGCAAGGGTACTGCAGAACTTCGAGCCATCCGTTAAGGGTGGCTATCGGCGTATTAATGGGTTTACTAAGTACGATGACGCTATTGTACCACCTTACGGTTCACCACTAGTACAGGGTTCAGGACAGTCAGGAACAAGTGTTATTGTCTCCGGTCTCTACGAGACTCCTGTAGCAGGTGACACACTCACTGTAGCAGGGGTTACAGGGACGTACACTGTCTCTGGTGTAACCTACTCAGCTACGAACAAGGAAGCCACTCTAACCATCACCCCAGCCCTGGACTCAAGCCCAGGTGACAAGGCGGTAGTAACCTTTACCTCAGGACAATCCCGTGTCGAGGGTATCTTCTACTCTGCTGCGGACACAGCTACCTTCGCCCTTCGTGGTGGAGCTATCTGGAAGAGCTCTGGTTCAGGTTGGACCTTGGTCAGTGTACAAGACCTAGGGTCACCTCTGGTTAATGGTGGTGGTCAGACAGGTACTACTATTGCTGTCGATGCTCTTGGAGCTGTACCAGCAGTTGGTGATACATTCAGTATCGCTGGGGTTGAGTTAGTCTACACAGTACTTACAGCACCAACTGTAACTGCTACTGCGGCTACTGTCTCTATCTACCCAGCTTTGGATTCCTCACCTGCGGATAACGCAGCTATTACATTCCTTGGTTCTTCTCACACAGGTGGGACTAAGGCTAGGTTCACACAGTTCAACTTCGACGGTACCTTTAAGACAGCTATGGTGGATAACGCCAACAACCCTGCTGTGTTCACTGGCAGTACGTACAAAGTTCTACAAGGGACATCAGACATCACAGGTGCTTCTTATGTCGAAGAGTTCAAAGACTTCTTATTCTTCGCTACAGCAGACCTGGTAGCTTACACCGCTCCTTTCGATGAGGACGACTTTACACCAGCTAATGGTGCTGGTAGCTACCGGCTACCGTCTAACTGCACAGGATTGATCACATTCAGAGAACAGCTAATCAACTTCTCCGAGACAGACATCAGACGCCTAACAGGTACTAGTGGAGCAGACTTCTCCCTTACATCTATTGCAGATGACCTTGGGTGTGTTAACGGTGATACCGTACAGGAGGTTGGTGGTGACGTACTCTTCCTAGGCCCTGACGGTGTACGCTTCCTAGGTGCTACTGAACGTATCGGTGACTTTAACTTGTCATTGGCTTCACGTCAGATTCAAACAGACTTTACTTCTTTCATTGAAGTTTCTGCAGACTATTGCACGAACATCATCAGAGAGAAGAACCAGTACCGTATCTTTAAATATAAGACAGACACACTCAAGGGTGTTGCGCAAGGTTACATTGGTACACAATTCCTAGATCAGAACGGGCAGAGTGTTAACTGGAGCGCCACTAGAGGTATCAAAGCTTATAGAGCTGCATCAACCTATGTAGGGGATAGAGAGATTTCTTTGTTCTCTAACGATGATGAGTACGTTTACCGTATGGAGTCTGGCTCTACGTTTGACGGTGAGCCTATTACATCAGAGTACTACACACCTTTCATGGCTGTTAACGACCCATCTATTAGGAAGACTGCGTACTCGGTAGATACCTACTTCGATCCTGAGGGGGCTACGACAGGGGTGCTAACTCTTAAATACGACTTCAACGAACCTAAGAAGATTCAACCTAACGCTGTCACACTGGATGGTGGCGGTGCCTTCTCTACCTGGGGCACTATGGTCTGGGGTTCAGGTTCTTATGGTGGTCTGCCAGACACGGTGCTGAAGAACAATGTTACAGGTTCGTTCTTCACAGTAAGCTTACAATACGAGTTCGATGGTGGGGAACCATTCGTACTAGACACAGCACTCTTAGAGTACTCAACAGAGGATAGAAAATAATGGGCCAAGGGTACATTCGTAACGACACAGCTAACAACATTGCTGACGGTAACGTAGCAGATGCTGCGGATATTGACGGTGAGTTCGATGCTATTGTAGACGCTTTTCATGAGACTACAGGACACACGCACGGTGGTGGTGGTGCCGAAGGAGCTCCGATTACTGTCGTAGGGCCTACCCAGGAGTACCTAGGTGACGGCACATCCTTCTACCCTAAGTTAGATGCAACCTACGACTTGGGTAAGATATCGTCTTCGTTTAACCTTGCTTACTTGGAAGGTCTTAACTTAGCTGGAACAACTATTACAGCTACCGCCACTGAACTTAACTACGTAGGTGGTGTTACTAGCGCCATTCAAACCCAGCTTAACAATAAGCAGCCGCTAGACTCTGACTTGACTGCCATTGCAGCTCTTGCTAAAACAGATGGTAACTTTATTGTAGGTAACGGTACAGCTTGGGTGACCGAGTCCGGCGCTACTGTTCGTTCCTCCCTGGGCCTAGGCACTGCTGCAACAACGGCAAGCACAGACTATGCCACGGCAGCACAAGGCTCTCTCGCAGATTCAGCCACCCAACCAGGAGACAACATATCGACCTTGGTCAACAACTCTAACTTTGTTGCTAGTGGTGCCAACATTTCTGTTTTTACTAACGACTCTAACTATATCTCCATCGACAGTACAACCCTTACAGGGACAACACAGAGTCTAAACGTAGGGTCTTTTAACCTTTTTGATGCAGCTATCACAGCGGACACAACACTTTCCTTCGCGTCTGTTCCGACAGAAGCTAGGTGGACTTACACAGTTACACCACCAAAGCTAGCGCCAGACCCAACCACCCTAAGCGGCCCTATAGCTTCGTCTGGTCTTGTAACGAACCCAGATACTCTGCACTTTACTTCAGACGGCAAACACCTCTTTACGTGTAAAACCGGTCTTGGGACTGTGTACTCCTTTCCCTTAGGGATTCCTTGGGATATTACGACTTTAAAAAGATTTGGATTGAGCTTCAACTCAAGCGGCTCAGCTACAAACCCACACGGTATCCAGGTTAAACCTGACGGTTCTCGAGCTTTTGTTGCTTGTGAGTCCACTGGAGCAATTTACCAATACGATATGAGCACAAACTTTGATGCAAGCTCTATGTCATATAGCTCTATTTCTTTAACGTACAGCGGAGACACAGGAGCAGCTTCTGCAAGAGATATTGTAGTTAAACCTGATGGTCTTACACTTCTTTTGTTTACACTTGGCGATGTATGGGAGTACACTCTCTCTACAGCTTGGGACCTATCAACAGCTTCCTACTCAACAAACACCTTTGACTTTGGTGCTTTAGGACCTGATGCCCAGGACGTACATATGGACCCTGATGGAGATTGGATTTTAATGTTAGATGCAACCTCGGAAAGCCTGCACAAATTAACACTTAGTACATCTTGGGATGTGTCCACTATTGCGTACAGCTCGAGTGACATAGGTTACTTCGGAAATGCAAATGAAACAGCCGGCTCTGGTTTATCGTTAAAAACTGGCGGTCAAGAGATTGTGTACTTTGCTGGTGAAACCCTAGACAGCGTTGAGTCCTACCACCTTAAGAATACATTTGATATAACACTACCATCTTCTGTAGCAGGTAAGTTGAGCACACCTATTTACTACCCGAAGAGAGGTACCTTTGAGTTCTACACAGCGGATGGTGGTACAACTGTAAAGCTTATTGGTGAGACGTACACAGAGATAGAGTAACCAGAGGTGTTACCTGTAAGGAGTTAGAATGAACCTGAGTAAATTTATAGAAGAGTTCAACTGGGAGTCTGATGGCTTTGTTGACAGTTACCACATCCTTAAAGAAGGTGAGAGTGGGGACTGTGATGACTTTGCATCTACCGTGAGCTACATCGAGAGTGGTTCGAGTAAGACTAGGATGTTCTTTAATATCCTCACAGGTAAGCACAGGTTCTACTGGTGCCGTTCACCTCGGGGCGAAGCGCACGCTATCCTAAGGGTTAAGGGTAAAGGGTACATTGATAACATCTTCCCGACCTACAGAAACAAACCTGAAGGACACACCAAAGTTGTGTACTTGTTCTGGGTCCCTTTCCTAAAACTACTCATTGGTATGATTGACAAGACCTGATGATCGTTGACTACAACAAAGCTTTAGATGACGCCAGGTTCTTGTTCCTAAGAAGTGAACACCACAAGAACTTTGATTCTAATGAAATCTACTCTTACCTAGTTTTACCTTGCAAAAAGAATGCAATCAGGTTATACTACCGTGAGGGTAAACCTATTGGTCTTGTCACTTGGTGCTGGTTAACACCGGAGAAGGCTAAAGACTTTGTAAACTTTGAGTGTCTGCTTCTAGAGTCCGACTACGAGAAGAGAGAAGGTACTGAGCTTTGGGGCCTAGACTTTATTACTCCATACGGTGATGCACGTAAGGTCTTCTCATTGATCAAAGAAGAGTACAAGAATGTTTATGGTGAAGAAACCAAAGTTAAATGGCGGAGAGCCAAGGACCCCTTGAAAGTACATGAGAGAAAACTATGTTAAATAACATGAAATGGAAAAACCCAGGGATCACCTTTATCTCCGGTGGTGGTGGTTCTGGTGGTAGTACTGGTTGGCCTAGTGGTGGTTGGCCTAGTGGTGGTTCTGGTGGTTCTACTACAACGACCACACCTACAGAGACGCCTGTCTTTACCTCCAACATGGAACAGTTAGCTGGTCAAACATTCCCTACTCAAGAAGCACTAGATGCTGCTGAGGGCGCTATCAATACACAGACCACTATCACAGCTAACCAAACACAGTCTGATGCTATTGCTGCCGATCCTAACGCTGCTCTTACTCAGGGTCAAGCTAACATTGCTAACTGGGAATCACAGATCGCTAACCTTACTACACAGGTTGGAGAAGACCCAGGTCTACAGGCTGAGATTGATCGACTAGCTGGTCTTATCCAAGGTGAACAGACTAAGGTTACACAAGCACAGAGGCTCTCCAGTGTAGCTACAGGTAGCGCACAGAGGGACATGGCTGCTAATGCTATCTCTAACCCTAGCGCCCTCATCGAACAAGCACAGGTGGAGACAACGCAGGTAACCCCTGATCAACTGATTGCTGCTGGTACAGGTGATGCCGGTGCTGCTGCTCAGGCTGGTGTGTCCACTGTCCAAGATACAGCTACTGCACAGACCCCTGCTAGACAGGAAGCTACAACCTACGATGCAGCTACTATCAACGATCAGGTACAGAACGTAACAGACGACCTTCAGGCTGCTACTGCACAAGCCTCAGATAAGGCCACAGTACGTGGTCAGTTGGCTATGCTGATGGAAGACTTCGAGGGTGGTGAGACTCCTCCTTGGGCCTCAGGACCTATGCGTCAGGCTATGCAGATGATGCAGTCCCGTGGTATGGGTGCCTCCAGTATTGCTGGTGCTGCTGTCGTACAGGCTGCTATGGAGAGTGCTATCAGCATTGCTTCACAGGATGCTAACATTAACGCACAGTTCGAGATGAAGAACCTCGACAATGCACAACAGACTACAATCTTTAAGACACAGCAACGACTAGCTGGTTTGTTCTCTGATCAAGCTGCAGTCAATGCTTCTGCTCAGTTTAACGCTACTAGTGAGAACCAAACTAACCAGTTCTTCTCCAACCTAGAGCAACAGTCCTCACAGTTTAATGCTAACCAGATAAACGCTATTCGTCAGTTCAACTCTGGACAGACAAACGCTGTATCACAGTTCAACACACAGATGCGTAACCAGAGGGATCAGTTCAACGCACAGAACTCTCTTGTCATCTCTCAGGCTAATGCTCAGTGGCGTCAGTCTATTGCTACAACAGCTACAGCTACACAGAACATGGCTAACATGGAGTACACTAAGAATGCTAACGCAATCACAGGTGCTGCTCTAGACCAGTTGTGGCAGCGTGAGCGTGACCTTATGGATTATGCATTTACTTCTTCAGAGAGTTCACTAGACAGAGCCAACGCACTGGTTGTACAACGTCTAGCTATCTCGGCTAGTGCTGAGGCAGCAAAGATTATACAGAAAGCTAATGAAGACGCTACTAAGGGTGCCTTCTGGGGTGAAGTCTTCACAAGTATTGCAGGGATTTAAGATATGATTGAAGACAGCATCATCCAATTCAGAGCTAAGCGTAAGCGAGAGCAGGACCGCCTAGGTACTAGGGCTAAGACACAGCAACGTCTAGGTCTAGCCCAGCGAGAAGCACAGAACACCCAAGGTGACATCCGTGCCGCACAGCGAAACATTGACGAAGCGACAGCACCAGAGTATGATCCAGCTACAAAGGTTAATGCCTGGGCTGATGAACTTCAGGCTCTCCGTCAGGAACGGTCTGCCCGTGCAGACAAAGAGGTTTCAACTACAACAGCTATGGACGAGAACCCATTAGCTTCTCCTCGGCCACAGACATTCACGGACACTGTAAATGGCGAGACAGGTGCACGTCTTGTAGAGGACCTACAGGCAGAGCTAGGGCTTACTAAAGAACAGGCTGCTGGTCTTGTAGGTAACCTTCATGTAGAGACTGGTGGCTTCGAGTTTATGCAGGAGATTGATCCTATTGTTCCTGGTTCAAGAGGTGGTCTTGGGTTTGCCCAGTGGACTGGCCCTCGTCGTGTAGCTTTCGAGAACTGGGCTGAAGAGAACGGTATGGATACAAGAAGCTATGAGGCCAACAAAGGGTTTCTTCTCTACGAGATTAACGAGACCAATGAAGGAAGATTCATGGACGACCTAAGGGCAGCACAGTCAGCAGAAGACGCTGCTATGGTTGTATCAAGTAAGTTCCTTCGTCCAGGAATCCCACACAATGAACGTAGAGTTGCAGTAGCTCAACAGTATTCGAGGTAAGTGATGGCTATCGACGCACCAATCCCAGGGCAATCCCTGACAAATGAACCACGTAACCACCCTTGGGAGAGACCTCCTGAGACTGTTGATCCTGATGAAGCTATTGCTCACCACCTCACACGTATGTCTGACCCTAAGGTCTTGAATAGTGTCCTTGATGCTATCTCAGAGGGTTTCCCTGTGTCTTTCATTACTGAGATGATGTTGACTGGTGCCGTAGCTAAAGGTATCCATAGTATCGACGTCTCTATGATGGTTGCTCCTGTGATCCAAGACTACATCGTAGAAGTTCTTGAAGAAGAAGGTGTAGACTTTAAGGAGTTCTTCTCCGATGACGGTGACGAGGACATTCAGAAAACTATGGCTATCTCTCAAGCTATCTCTGGTGCTAAAGAATCTATGGGTATGCCTATGGAAGAAGAGCCAGAAGAAGATGAGATGATGGAAGAAGAAGAGATGCCAGAGGAGACACCTAAGCGTGGTCTCATGGCTAGAGAGGGTATGTAATGAGCTTTGCCAGTGGATTCTACGGACGTGTTGCAGACAACATGCGAGACAAGAAACAGTTTATCCGCCAGCGGGTAGAAGAAGACCGTCTATACCTCCGTCAACAGGGGCTTCAACGTCAAGCTGCTGTTACTGAGCAGAGAACTAGGTACCAGCAGGCTACCGAGCAGTTGATGCGTATCCAAGGTGTCGATAAGGACCGTGTACTAGCTGCGCTAGAAGCAGACCCTGATGGTATTCTTGATCTAGCTGGTCGTGACTTTACTAACGGTTCCCAGATCAACACAGTCCTGGAAATCTACGGTGACACAGAAGCTTCAGGAAGTCTCACAGATATTCTTGGTAAGGTTATGCCTACCTTCTCTGCACTTCCTGCTGATGCTGATCCCACGACTGTACGTCGTGCAGGTCTTGCCGGATGGCTTGGTCTTGATACAGAGACAGAGCTTAATGAACAGGTGTACGGTGCACAGATTGTTGGCGGTATGACTGGTGATCAAATCCTTGCAAGCATGAATATCCCTGTCACTGCACAGGGTACTGGTTCTCGTGGTATGAACTACGAGGGTGTAGAAGATACAGACTTGACTTCAGCACAACGCCAAGCACACTTCAATGATATGGTCCCAGAGTACGACGCTATGCTTGAGGCGGAGATAACTAGAGTCCAACAGTCTGACCTAGAGCCAGATGAGAAGATGAAGCAGGTTAAAGAGCTTCGTGATCTTAGTACAGGTCCTGTTGACACACGTCTACAGAAACTGTTGGAGAAGTTTGGTCCAACAGATAACTCTAAAGCATTCTTTGAGAGGTTTGGAGAGAATCTCTTTAGCCCAGGTATGGCTCGGTTCTTCTCCACCACACAAGAAGATAATACTCAGGACCCTAATGTTATTACTACGACTGAACTACCAGAGGCTGGCACAGCAGAGCTACCTAAGCTTGAAGCTGACAGTGATGAAGCTGCGGTTAGAAAGGCTAACGCTTTCTGGGCAGACCCTATCAACGATGGTGTTGACGAGATAGTTACAGTCATTGATGGGGAAGAAATTCCTATGAGCAGACCTTTCGGGGCTGCTTCATACGAGACGACGGCAACCAGAGCTAACACGGATTCAGGATCAGTGGTCTACGAGGAGTACACTGTACGGGCTTCACCTATTAAGGATGCTGAAGCTATTATTCAGAACCAGTCAATGAGTAATGCTGAGAAAGCTCAGCAGCTTGCCTTGATCCAAAAGTATCTGATGACCACAGAACAAACACCTGATGTTGTAAGTGACTTAGAGTTTATTACACCGTACCTTGAGAACTTCCTTGAAGGATAATCAATGTTAACCTCAGCAGAACAGATCGCTCAGTATCGGGCACAACAAACCTCAGGAAGTCCTTCAACACAGATAGGTTTACAAAGAGACCCACCTAAGGGTGTCTCTGACCTCCTAGATGATGAACCTTTCTCTGTCATTGCTAAGTACATGGAAGACCGCGCTGGTATGACTGAGCGCGACTACTCCCGTGAGGAAATCAGGGATGCTTATGTCAACTCTATGCGTGGTTTCAATGCAGGTAACTCTGTTGATGTCGTTCAAGAGATGTCGTACCTGTACCGTGGTGATGGTGAAGAACTAACACAACGTAGGAACACCGCTGCTGGTGCCTATGACCTATGGGATTCCCTTGATGGCGCGTTCACAGACTCCACCTTCGGTGAGAAGGTTGATGCTGTTGGTGACTATGCCCGTGCTATTATCCTCGACCCAGTAAACATTGTATCACTTGGTATTGGTAAAGCCGGTGCTGCCGCAGCTACCCGTGGTTCTACTCAAGCTCTTAAAGTACTGGCACAACAGGCTGGCAAGACAGCAGGACAAGAAGCTGCTAAACGTGGTGCTAACAAAGCTGCTGTCGCTTTAGCTGAGAAGGCTGCTTCACAGAGAGCGCTTCAACTGTCTATGCAGGCACCTGCTGGTCGAGAGATTGCTCGTCGTGGTGGTATCGCTGATATACTTAGTACTGGTGCTGCTGATGTAGCCACAGGTGTAGGTGTTGACGCTGGTATGCAGAAGGTAGACCGTATGACAGGACGTGCTGAGGAGTACAGTGCTGCTCAGGGTGCTTTGTCTGGTGTCGGTGGTATCCTTGGTGCTGGTGCTGCTGGAGCTATGCTTGCACGTAAGGGTAGTAACCAACTCGCTAACACAACCACAGAGTGGGTTCGTAGTAACGAGATGGCTGATGCTGCCGCTAAGCGGTTTGTAGATGAAGAGGGTAAGGTGAAGGCTAAGGCTGTTGCTGATGCACTCGACATTAAGAAAGCTAAGGCAGCACTGAAGGAGTTCCTTACACCGTTCCAAGAGTATGTAGAGCAAGGTCGTTTCCTTCGGGAGTCACAGGACCCTGCATCTGAACTATATGAACAGGCTACGACTGAAGCATTCTTACAGTTCACCCGTCAAGCCCTTACTGAGGGTGGTATACCTATCGACCGTCTTGCTGCTGCTCAAGGACAAAGACGTAGTGGTTGGTTGATTGATGTTCTTGAAGACGAGAGTTTTCCTGACGAGATTAAAGACAGTTTACAGGATGCGCTGGACTTCTATATTGATCGTATACCTGGGGGTAAGCAAGTAAAGCTTGGTAGTTGGTTACGTGAGAACGCACTGAGTGCTAGTGATGCTGGTCGTACACTTAGAGCACAACGTATGGCCTACGATATGGTCAAGGTTATGAAGGAAGACCCTAAAGGTTTGACAGGGGACAAAGCCCTGATGCAAGCTCTTGCAGATGCACCTTCTGATGCAGCTAAGGAAGCGGTCAAAGAGAGTAAGATCGCCGCCTTCCAACACACCTACATTCGTATGCTTGTTACTAACCCTGCTACTACAGCACTAAACGTAATGGGTTGGGGTCAAGCCTCAGCACTACAAAGCTCTGCGGATATACTCCGTGGTACTCTCTACGGTGGTGCTGCTGTACTCAATGGATTGGTTGGTCGTAAGGACAGCTACACTAAGTTTGCTAAGAAGGCTACCCTTATGGCTGGTCTTCAGAGACAGAAGTTCCGCAACCTTGCTGACCCATTCGGTACTCAAGAAGAAGTACTAGACTACCTGACGTACAGACCAGAGGCACAAGATGCACTGTTTCGGTACCTTGCTGGTGGTGTAGAGTCCGAAGATGTTATGAAGGAACTTAACCTGCTACCTGGTGAGAAGATTACTAAGTCTGGTCTTAAGAAAGCCTTTGATGGTCTTCAGGTTGCCTACGGTGTGTCTGCTCAGGACATGTTGACTAAGACACAAGAGTTTGCATACTCACTAGACAAGAACATCCGCCTTAAGTACGGTATGTCTTGGGCTGACTTCATGCGTCAAGACGACATTGCTGATATCCTTATGGACCCTAAGCGTTCTAAGTACACAGACTACCTAGAGGTAGAAGGTGGAGCTGTAGAGGCTGCTCTTGGTAACGTCTATGCACGTAAGTACGGCCCTAAGCCTGGCGACCCTAAGAGTATGCTTAAGTTTGTTGCGGGTACTATCGAGGATGCCCGTAACGTGCCTATCCTTGGTGCTCTTGTACCTTTCGGACAGTTCTTCAACAACACTGTTGCCTTCATGTACGACTACTCAGGTGCTAACCTCGTCCTTAGTCCTTTCTTCAAAGGGTACAAGAACGTGGAAGACCCTATGGAGTTGTTTACTAAGGCTGCTGTTGGTTGGTCTGCCTTTGCTTGGGCTACATCCGAAGAGGAACAGAACCTTGAGGATGGCCTAGCTTGGCACGAGTCTCGTGGTCCTGATGGTCAGGTAGTGACACGTATGTACGACTACCCTCTGTCATTCTGGAAGATGGTTGGTCGTATCGGTGCCCACATCAAACGGGATGGTGCTGTGCCTGTAGGTCTGTTCGAAGACTTCATGCAGAAGTTTGCAGGTCAAGACGTGTTCCAGAACCTAGGTGAAGCTGCTGGTGCTGTGCAAATAGCTGTGCAGGACATGGCCTCAGGGGAGCCTGGTGCTACTCTGGAAGCTGTAGCTAATGCTCTCGGTGCTGCTTCAAGTATGTATGCCTCAGGTATGACACGCTTTGTAGACCCAGTTAACACAGCTCTAGCCTTTGCTGAGGGTGAGAACTACATCGAACCTACACGTAACATCGGTAACAAGCAACTCAACAACGCTCTACGTTACACTGACCAAATCTTTGATAGCCTTATCGGTCTGGAGAATATACCTGGCACTGAAGGCTACCGTGTGGAAAAGGAAAGTGCTACGACAGACAGAGACGTGGGTGCTGGTATGGAGCGTGTGTTTGGTGTACGTTCAGTATCCCCTGCAAGTAACATCCAAAGGTTGTTTAACGATGTTGGTCGTCCTCAATGGCAGACTGAAATGAGAGTAGGTAACCCAGAAGCACAGAACATTGTCAACGAGTACGTCTTCCCATACCTTGAGATGATGGCTACAGCTTTGTTTGAAGCTGGTACATGGGAGACACTAGACCTCAAGACCAAGCAGAGAACACTAGATAAGTTGCTAGGTAGTGATGGGGCTAGGGGTGCTGTGAGAGACATGCTCAAAGCACAGGCTCCAGGGTCTGACCTTAAGAAGGCTGACCTTATCTGGCAAGTAACTGGTCTACGGTCCAGAGGTAAGGACAACTACATGAGAACACTTGCTGACTTCAACATAAACGAAGAAGACTTAGCAGACATGGACGAGGGACAACTTGAAGTACTCATCTGGTTTATTAAAGAGAACGCAGATGCAGGTGGTGACTACGTAGGTAGTATCCTTGACGATGCTCTAGGTCGATAAGAAAAGAGGGGAGAACCTTTCGGAACTCCCCTCGTATTACTCATCTGTTTTTAACATGAGGTCAGCCCATAGGTTGGCCTCTTTTTTTATGTCCAGCATTTGGTGTGGACTGATACTCCCTGGAGTTCTTGCTAACAGCCCACCCAGGGCGACACCACAATAGTAGTCATGGGCTGTCATATTAACTCGTGGCCTACCCTTTGGCGGTGCCTGTGGTTTGGGGTCAGGGACCTTAGGGGTGAGTTGTTGCTTCTTCCTTGGCATTAGTTCACCAGGTTTAGTGAGGGCTGTCGGCTATTACTACCTGCCTCAGCCATCTCTTTGGTGAGCAGTCCCTCCAGCTCCACAAGGGTGCTTACAAGGTTGGTGTTGTCTAGTCCAGGTAGTCCAGAGCTAACCAAGGTTTCAAAGATTTGGTATCGTACATTCATTTGTTGTTCAGGTGTCATTCAGTTCTCCTTCTAATACGTTAATAGTAAAGCAATCTAAGGTTGTTGTCAAGCAGGTTCACCCCAAGTAATGCACCTGTAAGCTGCTACACCTTGTAGGCTGTTGTTAAGGGCTTCCTCTGCGCTAATGCGGTCTTGGTAACAAACTTCCACTGTAGGGTACGAGATACTGCTAGGGACTGTAACACACTCTGTAGGATTCGCGTATAGGCACACGAGGGCTACTGCTGTAATCATTTGTGAATCTCCTTCAGTGTTTCGTTAGCCCACTCTAAGTACTGGGCAGCTTTGCTTAGGTCTTCAGTTGGGTTTCCTTTATACATTGCTCGGTGGTTGTACTTCATTACGTTACCCCGACAGTAGGCTACGAAGCCTTCCTTACCCAGTACTTGTCGGATGTAGTCGATGCACTCAATACCCTCCCCGTGATTGTAGTGTGCTGGTTTACTTACTGCGTTGTAGTCCATACCTACACCTTTCTTTACACTGTCTAGTGCTGTCATTCTGTCTCCTCAAATATAACTTGTTTCGCTGAGTAACCTGTCTTAGTCTCTTTGACATACCAGTCACCACCCTCGGTATACTTGATAGCCATCTTGTCTAGGGCGGGCCTCTTAGATAGTTCTCGTATAGCATCTACTCCTGCTTCTAGGTTGTCTGGCACAGTGCACTCAATAATGTAACGCACTAGACCCCCTCCTTGATGAACACTTCTACCCACATCTTGGTCAACGCACTACGAACAATATCGTTCACGTTAAACTCTACGATGGGTACAGGTAGGTCATACTTCTCAATGAATGACAAGATAGTAGACAAACCGTCAGTACCCTTGAGGTCTGACTGCATGATGTCACCATTGAGTACAATCTTAGAACCTTCACCCACACGGGTGAGTAGCATCTTGAGTTGATCGAAGGAGATGTTCTGTGTCTCATCGACAATGATAAAGGCATCCTTGAATGAACGACCCCGCATCATAGCCATAGGTGCAATCTCGATGTTACCATTCTTGATACCTGTCTCCACCACACCCTTACCTAGGTGCTCCTCTAGTACGTCAAGGACAGGCAATGCCCAGGGTTCTGTCTTCTCACGTAGGTCACCCTTGAGGAAGCCGATACCGTCACCCACAGCTACGTGTGGTCGTGTGATGATGATACGTTTGATCTTCTTCTCGTGGTATAGGGATGCAGCTAGGCTAGCCACTACGTAGGTCTTACCAGTACCTGATGGGCCGAAGCAAACAACCTGCGCCTCCTGACCTAGGATAGCCTTGATGTATACACCTTGCTTCTCTGTCTTGGGGAGGATACTGATAGACTTCTTCCTCTCATCGAACTTAGTAGGTTGACGAGTGGTCTTTACCTTAGCTCTTTGCTGTACCATGTGTTACCTTTGTAGTTAAATTGGGTGAGCAGTTTATACACATACTCAGGTGTTACCTAGGTTGCAACTTCCGCCTGGTATTAGCACCTACGGCTAGGTATACTGTAATAGTAAAGTAGTTAGGACTCTATGTCAAGGTGGTCCTTATACTTTTCGATTGCCTCAAGTACTTTCTCAACAGAGGGGTATGGGTATATGTACCTAGTGTACTGTAGCCCAGCACTATCCCACTGACCGAGTTCAAAGACACCGAGGTGTATTTTAAGCTGATACTTATAACAACCATCTTCTTCCCACGTAGCGATGAACTCCGCAGGGGAAACATAGGTCTTAGTCTCAGTAGGTGTGTACTTTACCTGCATTATTTACAACTCCATTACTCGCAAGAACGAATTAACTGTCCTGAGTTCTCATCGAACTTAAGTTCACAGGCACCACCTTCCTCGATCTGTCCCTCCTCTGTAGCAGTAAGCACAGAGCCAGTCACATCGTTAGGACGGTACGTAGTACAGCCCTTACAGCCCATGTCGTAGGCATCCATGTAGACCTGCTTGAAGTCATCGAAGTTGATGTCCTCTGGTACGTTGATAGTCTTAGAGATAGAGCTATCAATCCACCGCTGTGCTGCAGCTTGCATACGGACGTGAGCACTAGGCTCCAGTGTCTGAGCAGTAACGAAGCTAGCAGGTAGCTTAACACCTGTGTTGTCCCGCTTCCACTTGGTTACACCGTAGTCTTCTACAACCTGTGTGATCTTAGAGCCATCCTTCTGCATAACCTTACGCTCATAGCTGAGTGCAAAGATAGGTTCGATACCCGAGGATACGTTACCTGCATACAGGGAGATAGTTCCTGTAGGTGCAATGGATGTGAGTAAGGCGTTACGAATACCGTGCTCTGCTACCTGTTCACGGATGTGCTTAGGCATACGCTTCATGTTACCTGAGGCTAGGAAACCCTCAGCATCAAACATTGGGAAGGCACCCTTCTCCTTAGCAAGATCAATAGAAGCCTGATAGGACGTAACAGCAATGAACTTCATCACCTTGTCTGTCCACTTAACAGCTTCGTCTGAACCGTATACGACACCACCAAGAGCCAGTGCGTCAGCTAGACCTGTGACACCTAGGCCAATACGACGTTTATTCTCAGCTTCTTCCTGTTGCTGTGGCAGTGGGAACTTAGAGACATCGACCACGTTGTCCATCATACGTACAGCCAGACGGATAGTAGATTCCAGGCTACGCCAGTTGATAGAGTAGTCATCCTGTAGCATGGCTACCATGTTGATAGAGCCTAACAGACAGGCACCATAGGGTGGTAGAGGTTGCTCACCGCATGGGTTGGTAGCAGCAATGGTCTCACAGTAGTTGAGGTTGTTCATGTCGTTGATACGATCAATGAAGATAACCCCAGGCTCAGCGTAGTGGTAGGTGGAGGACATGATCTTGTCCCACAATGACTTAGCATTGATTGTCTTGTACACCTTACCATCAAACTTAAGGTCGAACTTAAGGTTGTTCTTCACTGCCCGCATGAACTCATCAGTGATAAGCACAGACATGTTGAACATACGTAGACGTAATGGGTCACGTTTAGCCTCAATGAACTTCTCTACGTCTGGGTGGTCACACCGCATGGTAGCCATCATAGCGCCACGGCGTGTACCAGCAGACATAATGGTACGACATGATGCATCCCATACATCCATGAAGGACAGAGGACCAGAGCTATCAGAGGCCACACCCTTAACCTCAGCACCCTGTGGGCGTAGGGTAGAGAAGTCATAACCGATACCACCACCTTGCTGCATGGTAAGGACAGCTTCTTTAAGACCGTCATAGATACCAGGAAGACTATCATCAATAGTCCCCATTACAAAGCAGTTGAAGAGGGTTACCTTACGATCACCTGTACCAGCACCTGCATTGATACGTCCAGCAGGGATAAACTTGAAGGACTCAAGGGCTTCATAGAAAGCCTTACCCCATGTCTCTGGGTCCTCCTCACAGGAAGCTAGGTGATTAGCGACACGCTCCCATGTGTCGTGTACTGTCAGGTCAATGGGTGTGCCATCGTACTCTTTCAGTCTATATTTCATGTCCCACATTTCTTCTGCAATGGGTGTTCGGAAGATGTTACTCATTTAGTTTCCTTTATTCTTGAAGTTCACGTACACGGAAGAAGGAGGAAAACTCCTGGCAATCCTTCATTAGCTTCCTTGCGTAGTAAGCAGGGTAATTGTTGTTAACCTTAAATCGATCCCCGTCAGTTTCAATATCGGCATACCACCGTATACGCTCAAAGATAGCCTTAGCTGAGTACGTATTGTAGCCTCTATCTAGAGCTTCTTTAGCAAACCTGTGGAATAGTTGATAGACATGTGGGTTTATTTCGTCGTAGGTTTGGAACTTATCTTCAAGTGCTTTGGTCATACTAAATCCTCTAGGGCAATCTTCGGAAAGTCTAAGTTCTTCACGACTTTTCCATCTTCTCGGTACTTGATAGTACCATCTTCTTGGTACATACGCCCCATGTTATTCTCATGGACACGTTTGACTGCTTCGTTAAGGTCCCAACCCTTGGAGTTAGCGTAACCAAAGATAACGTACACTAGGTCAGCTAGTTCCTTAAGCTCTGCTGGAGGTAGATTAGCAGGTTTACCATCCACCTGTAAGCCGAGTGCCGCAGCGTACCACTCGATGTACTCCTCGACAATAAGCTTGGCACCCATAGCAGGGTTCTTGTCTTGCTTAGCTGCGAAGCGGTAATCTTCCACCATCTGTAAAATGTTCATCATTTGTTGTACTCCTTTGGGGTGAAAAATAAAGAGACGGAACTCCTGTTCTCCTGCATCTTGAAGTTACATTCCCAACCCTCGTCAATGTTAGGGTAATATTGGAAACTTAACTTAGCATGTGGGTGACATTGCTTAAGCTTCTTACGTAGTTCTTTTACTGTCATGTCTTCTCCAGTTCAATATAGGTCAAGCTAACGTCATCAATGTCATGGAAGGCTAGCTTGATCATGTCCATTAGGACCTCAAGTGTTGCCTCTTCGTGACACTCCATGAACCCAGCATCAGGGTCAATCGTTAGGTTTAGGTTTACTTCAATATCCATGTTACCTCCAAGCAAAGACGGGTAGTTATACTCATTGTGTTACGGGTGTCAACCATAAGTTTTCTCCAGTGTATCCATGCTTACAAACTGCGGCTCATACATACCGTCAGCTACTTCACGCTTGATTACCACACCCTTCCACCAGCCGAGGTTACTTTGTCCCGCCCAGCTTTCTTCTTTTCCTTTATAGCAACCAACGACAAGACCCGCAAGGCCATTAGTACGCGAATCATCCGCCATATACAGAGACCTAAGATGGGTGTGACCGCAAGTTGAAGATACATGACGTTTACCGAGGAGGCCATAAGCATGGTGAATACCAGCCATAGCACGACCAGAGTTACCAGGAGCAAAGTAGTGAGCGTAGTCCACACCATCATAATTAGCGACGCTGGGGGCAGAGTTTTCGTACTGGTGGTACTCGTCGAACCAGCGGTTTGTTTGAAGATGTGAGAAGGATATCCCGTATGACGATCCCTCAAGTCGTGGGTCAACGGATACAGCCGTTTGGATTCGATGTTCATGGTTCCCTTCAAACCCGATCCACGTAGGCTTACCTTTTCGGTGATATCTAAATTGGTGACGGAGCCTCTCTTGGGAATCGTTGTAGGAGTTGATGTCTTCTTCATAGTTAGCTCCCATAATCAGGGCAGGTTTACCCTTGTCGTACATGTTAAGGCTACGCATATCAGCGCCATCACCTAGGTCAATGCACATGTCTGGTCGAACATCGTAGATAAGTTTACCTAACCAGTCGAACCGCTTGTTGTCTGCTGATGGATCGGCATGTGCACAACTCCATACGATGACCGTGCGGCTTTGGCCTGTTTTACTTATGTTCATTTAAGTACTCCTTCATTTTATCAAGGATACTAACGTCCTCTTTAATGTTTCCCAAGGCAACGTTGCAATGGTGGCATAAAGCACCCCTTACTTTACCTGTGGTATGGCAGTGGTCTATATGCATAGAATTCTGTAGGTGATCCCCGTTGGTGCCGCAGATGGCGCAGGGTGACTGGCGTAGTTCCTTTACCTCTTCGATAGAAATGTTGTAAGCCTTTGCTGCTACACGTAGCCTGATAAGCTCTTTATTATCCGCGTAGTACTGAGAAGAATACTCCACCAACCTGTCTTGGTTTCTATAGTAGTACTCCTTTTTATTGTCTCGCATTTTGTCGATATTGTTATAGTAGTACTTAGCTGATGACTCTTTACGTGTACCTCTAGTGGAACTATTACGACAGTCTTTACATGAACCTCTTAGTCTAACCCCGTACCCGTTGTCAAATGTAGAGAAACCTTCCGAGGGTTTGGTCTCACCACATTTAGTACAGGTCTTACCCATCGTTCTTACCTCCGTCTGTAAAGATCAGGTACATAGTGTAGGCCAACACTAGAGGCCAGAGTAGTACCGCTGTTGGTATCTCACCAACTTCAAGATCGTCTTCATCGTCCATCCAGAACGCAGCGATAGCGAGTCCCAGTCCAATGATAAGGTACACTAGCACCCATGATAGAATGTATACTGTCATTTAGTCTCTCCTTTAATGCGGTAGGCTTCAAGCTCAAAGTAGTAGTCCAGATCAATGATAGCCAAGGGTTTCT